CGAAAATCTTTTTTAACTCGATTTCTTCTCATATAACCAAGAAGCACAGAATCAGTATCTTCGGGTTTAGGTGAATTAAATCTTCTAGTCAAAACGTGAATTCTTAAATCATATTCGGATTCAATTTTTTCTTGAATAAGAGTTTCAATATTAGGATCAATTTTCCAAAAAGTTTGAAGAACTGATTTAAGAGAAGCTAAAGATTCAATAATAGAAACTCCAATTCCGTGTGAACCAGAAAGCATTTTAAGAACTACTGGGAATTTTCCTCCAATAGTTTTTACTGCTTTTTCGATTGATTCTTCACCATCTACAATTGCCATTTTAGGAACAGGTATACCTGCATCCATAAGAATTTTAGAAGTAACGTATTTGTTTTCACATGCGAGAATAGATTCTAAAGTATTTACAACGAAAAAATTAGCATCTTCTAATTGAGTAACAATATCTCTTGTGTAAGTATTTCTTACCACTCCTCTTCTAGTTAGAATAGCAGTATCTTCGGAATCTATTTTAAATGGAACCTTAGTTTTGTCTGATAATATAAATCCTTCTCCTTTTGCATCTCTTATTAATGCACAAGTGTTAATATCTATTACTCTAAATTTAATACCTCGCTTTTCACATTCAGATTTTATAGCAGGAACAGTATACGACTCTTCACTGATATTAGACAATAAAACTACTTTAATTTTTGATTTAGAATTTGATTTTGCTTCGTTAAGAACAAATTCATCAAAGTATGCTAATCTATTTTTCATTCTTTTTTATGTATTTTAAAAAGGTCTTTTGATTATCTATCATTAATTGTTTACAATTTTCTGTAAAAGCTAGAGAAGATTCTATAATTCTTTTATCTAACTTCTTATTATCTTTTATGTAATAATTAAAACATTTTTCACAAGTAAAATTACTTGGTTTTATAACTCCTATTTTACTTTTTATAGGCGTTTTGCAATAAGCGCAAGTCCAATCGAATAACTTATAAGAAGATTTAATATTTGAAAACGTGGATATCTCTTTTGATTCAGGATGAATCGAAGGTCTATTTATATATGATATATTAGATCTTAAATCCTCGATCCTGAAGATCGCTCTAATGAACCGGTCGTCAGTAGAATATTTCTTTATGACTGGATTATTCCTAAGGATTCTTCTATGACGAGGTGCTAAAAATTTTAGAACTATACCATGCTTAGTAGAAGTTTTCCCGAGACCTTGTCTTTTAATTATAATCATTCGAAAATAATTCCAGAGTTAATTTTATACATAAGATCTTCTACCATCCATTCAATAGCCCATACTAAAGATTCATAAAGAGCAAGAGATTCACCTAATTTAGATTTTTGATTCTCTAGATCTTTTATAGCATCTTCGATAGATTTCACATTAGCCATAATATCATCAAAAGCTTTGTCATTTCCTGCATCGGCTTGTTTGTCTGCCGCAGCTTTAGCTCCTTCTAGCTTATCCTTAGCAACGCCTATTTTATAATCTAATTCTTTCTTCTTTTGTGCATCTTTATCAGGTTCTTCCTCAGATCCTTTTTCTTTTTCTTTAGGTTCTGCAACATTAGTTAAAGGTTCGTCTTTAGAATTTTTGTCTTTATCCGATGAAGGTTCAGTAGAAGTTTTATCATCTGAATTAGTGGATGATGTTGATTCCGAATCTTCCTTTTCATCTTTTTTACTTTTTTCTATTGCATCTGCTAATTTAGGATTATCTTCACTTGATTTATCTGCCATTTTTTCGCCAGATGTTACAATCTCTTCGGATTTTTTAGATTCTTCTTCTTCTTTTTTTAACTTATCTTTAAGTTCTTTTATTTGTTCTTGATTTTGAATCATACCAAGAACTCTTTCAGTATAAGTTACCTTGTTTAAATTACGGATTTTAGCTAAATAATTACTTAACGGTTCATTAGATCCTACTAATCTTTCTGCTTCTTGTTTTGAAGCAGAAACAGCCTCTGCTGCACTTTTAGCATGATTATCTAATGAATCTTCTAAAGAAGATATTTGATCTGATAACTTTTGTATTTCTTCCTTATTGGATTTTTCAGGTTTTTCTACTTCTTCTGAATCACCCTTTTCTGGTTTTACTACTTCTTCTGAATCACTCTTTTCTGGTTTTTTAGAAGCAGCATCTATTTGTTTAGATAAGGCTTCTATTTTATCATTTATTGCAGAATTTTGTTTAGCAATTGCAGGATTTCTATCAGGATTAGGTTTTTTAGAATCTTCTAATTCTTTCTTCTTAGCTCTAAGAGAATCTACCTCTTCATTTTCATTTAATAATTTAATTGAATTATACATATCCAATATGTATTTTTCGGTATTCGAATTTTTCATATTCTATAAATTTAATTAACCTAGATATCCTGGATAATCTGCTTTAGGAGCATCTTTTCCTTCCAATTCAGCTTTTTTAAGTTTGAGTTTATATATCTGTTCGTATTCGTCTAATAATTTAGAAGACAATTTAAATTCCTTTTCGCCAAATTTCTTTACTTTTCCTTTTTTAAAGAAATATACTACCCAAGTCCCTATAGATTTGGCAGAATCTATACCTGCTTTTATTGCGGTTGATGCAGTAGAATCACCTGCTTCAAATTCGTTAAGACTTTCTTTAAAATTTTCAAATAAATATTGATTAATATCTGAGTCTTCAAATTCTATCGATTCATACATACCACCATTGCCGCTATAAAGAAGTATGAATTTTACAATTTCATCAAATTCTTGTTGAGCCGGTGAATGTTTGAATTGATTACAAAGTTTTCGGTATTCTTTAAGTTCTTCTTGAATTCGAAGAACATTCATAGGAGCTATAAACATATCTTTTAGCTATTTAATTTAATTATATATCTACAAAAAAAGAGCTCTTCTTTCGAAGAGCTCTCTTAATAAGATAATTCTTAAGATTAAACTAAAGAACCAAGATTAGAGTTCATATAAACTCCAGAAGTCAAGTACATAGTTTGCGGATGGAATCCAGCTTCAACCAATGCATAACGAGACTTAACTGCAACTTTAGGAGCCATAGTACCTTCAGCGATAGTCTGAACAGATTCAGCCATCAAGTAAGGCATAAATACAAGTCCTGGTGAATTACCATCACCTTTACGACCTACACAGAAACGAGTATCGCCCCAAGCCATATTAGGATCATTGTAGATAGCAAGACCAGCAAGAGTACCAATTGGATAAAGTGATCCACTCATCTGATTGATAGTATTAGCCATAGGAGCAGGTACGAAACCAGCTACATCTTGAAGAGCTGAACATACTTGACCGTTAGTTACTACGAAAGTAGCAGGTCCACGACGACCACGGATAGCAATTAGGTTAGCAATCGCAAGAACTTTAGACATAATTTTTCTCTGACGAGTTGACATATTTTCTGCAGGAGAAGTAACATTCTCAGAAGAAGCCATAGTAGCACCTCTAAGGCTAGTATCTACGATGTAAGCACCGAAGTTAGTAGTTGAGTTTTCAGTAGTACCAGAAACTAAAGTAGCGGTAGCACCAAGATTCAAGAAGAAGTTGATTCTTTGAGTTTTAAGAACTTGAGCGTGATTTCTTTCACCTAAAGTGAAGATACGACCAAGGATATTCTTATTAATCGATTGAGTAAGTTCGTTAATCAATACTGATTCTACTTGAGAAACGGCATCAACTCCGAATTGCTTAAGATCTTGAACTTGCTCACGAGTAACAGCAGCAGCAACTTGGAAAGTCTTAGCTTCAACTGATTTGTTGAATAGACTCAAGTTCATAACGTTATCTTGAGTACCTTCACCGTCAACACGAGAATAAGGATCATTGATATCAGCTCCTGTATAATCGTTAGCTAAAAGAGCTGTACCGGAGAATCCAGTGATATGGTCTTCAAGAGCTTTAACTAATTCTACAGTGTATTGACCTGCAGTACCACCAGTGATACCTCCAAATACTTGACTAGCTAATGCAGCGGATACCGTAGCAGTAGATCCAGAAGATTGGATATGGAAAATTGGCTGACCGTCGATACGAGAATAACCAACAACCGCAAAAGTATAACCTAAACTAGTTGCAGTACTACCAGCAGTAAATCCTGGAATTGTACCAGAACCATAATTAGTTTTAACCAATAAAGGCTGATTACCTGCGCTACCAGTATATCCGGTTTTACCACCACCATATACGAAATCTAGGTAAGTAAGAACTCCCATTGGGCCAGGCATTGGTACAACTGGAACTAGGTCAAGACCAATAGTTTGAGCTGCAACTTGCATTGCCAAAGGAAGGAGAGTGTGAGCTTTATCACCAGAACCAGTATCTTGAGTAAAGAAATTGGATTGTGATCCTGGATCTCCAGGGAAACGTGTAGAACCCATGCCATTTACTGCACCAAGTTGAGCATATGAATTGTTTTCATACAACTCATGATAATGACAATACTTAGACATCCATTCGATCTTGTTACGATCTGCGATACCAGTAGTAGATTCGATAAGGGGAGCCCATTTACCGAAAATTTCTTGTTCGTTAATTAGATACATTTTTTGTATTTATTTATTTTATTTAATTTACGCTTTTTGCTTTTTGTGTCTTAGCAGGACTAGCGTTGTAGAGTATATATTCGTTTATCTTTTGAATCTTCGACGTAATTCACTTTGTACAGCATCCATATAAGATTCTGGAGTTTTGTACACTGAAGATTCAGTAGATTCTAAAGATTCATTAATAGGAGCTTCAATTTTTGAAGGTCTTAAATCTCTAGTAGACCAAAAATCATCGATTTTGTATTGACTATCTAAACTTCTTACTGAAGCTTGAGCTTTGATTGAATTCTTTTGTGATTCGTTAAGACCGTTCCAAGAAGATTTGTATTTAGCAGGCATATTAGTTAACCAATTAAATATTGGACGGATTCCGATAAAAACTGATTCGAAAATTCTTTCAGCATCAGCAGAACCATAATATTTAGTAGATTCGAAAGCTGCAACTACTTTATCTTTCATTTCTTCATTAAGAGAAGAGAATTGATTTCTTTTAGATTCAGTTAAAAAATTAAGGAAATTATGATTAGTCTCGACGTTTTCGGATATTTTAATTCCAACTTCTTCTGTTTTAACTTCTTTTACCGCTTCAAAAATTAAATCCAATTTGCTATTAAGATTCGATTCAAATTCATCAATAGATTCATTAACTGTATTTAAACCAGTTTGAGGATTTATAATACCTTCATTAATCTTTTCAACGATATGATTCATATAGCTGCTAAGATTTTCAGTTTGTTCTTTTAGATATTCAGTATATTCAATTATAGATGATGTACCCTCAACGATATAATCGTTATGTGATATAACATTATCTAATTGCTCATTGATATGTCCTTGATATCTCCAACGGTTAGAAGATTCATTAGCAACATATTTAGTGTATTCAATATTTTGGTCAGATTTTTCTGCAATTAGCTTAGTATAATTGATAAGATGATCTACGGATTCAGCAAGTTTTTCCGAGTAATTAATTCCTTGATTAGATTTTTCTCCAATCATTTCTGCATAATTCTTAACCTTCTCGAGATTTTCTACGATATAATCATTATGAGAAATTATTCCATCAACGGATTCAGCAAGTTTTCCAACATATTCCTGAATTTGATTTACTCTTTTTGCAGTTTGCTCAGCATATCTAACAAGTCCTTCATTTACTGAAGATTCTTTATCAGAAGATGACTCTGTTACCGATTTCTTGAGATTTTCAACTTCATTTTTGATATACTTAGTATATTCGTTGAAATCCTCAACACTAATGTATTTTGATGAATCCATTTCGTTTGTTTTTGTTTCTATTTTTGTATATTTATCTTCATTAATATCTGAATAAGGAAGCTCATAGATTTGGATCAAATCATCATCGGCAAATCCAAAAGATTCATTTACTCTTTTTAATTCAGCATTAGCAAATCCAGGATCTGCAACTAAATCATAAGTAAACATTTTCTTTATTTTAACGTGTCCGTTACTTTCTACAACACCGGCAGCACGACTAGAAATATGCAAAGGAACTCCAGCATCAACAAGTGCCATAGCTTGCTTTCCTGCATCGGTATTCAAAAGACGAATTCTACCCATAACTTTTTTAGAAGATTTATCGTATTGAAGATCTTCAATTATGTGAGAAGCGTTTTTTAAAGAAATATCAAAAGTTTTAGGATGATCTAATTCACCCAAAAGTTTGTTTCCTTGTAATTTAGATTGAAGTTCTTCTATATGTGGTAGAATTTCTTTTTCGTCGTAAATTCTATTGTTTTTATTCTTTACTCCAATCTCAGAGAAAATACCTTCAAGAACATACTTATCACCATCTTTATTAAGAGTCAGATTCCCTTCTGATCGTTCTAATACAAGTAGGTAGTTATTGTTGCTCATATTTATAGCGTATATTTTATTATATATCAAGGACTAAATGTAAATTATGCCATTCCTGTAGCTTCAGCAGCTTTCTTAGCATTTTCTAAACTTTCTTTATCTTCTATTTCTTTTAATTTCCTATTAAGACGAAGATCTTCGGCTGAAAGGCCTAAGAATCTTTGTATTAGGAATTGAGAAGAGAAGAATTTAACTTCGTTCATATTAGCATCAGTTTCAACTAATCCATCTTTCATTGAAGTAACAAAATCTAAGCGTTTCTGAAGAATTTCTATTTCTTTCATTTCTTCAAATATATTATATTGTCTATATTTAATACCTATTTGTGCTTTAAATGCGTCATCTTCTTTCAATTCTGGAAAATCTAAACACATTTGAATCCAAAGGGGTTTAACGATAATTTCTTGAAATACTGAACGAAGACGAGTAATAAATCTACCAAATTTTATTTCATCTCGAGTCATACCTTCAGCATTCATTTCCCATGAAGGCGGCGATTCCATATCAAAACGAGAAAGAGGAATTTTTGATACTTTAATTAGCTTTTCTCTGAAATACTTAAGAGCATCGGTATCAGATAAATCTGGACCGTCATTACCAATAGTTTCGATAGTAGGTTCACCAGCTTCACCAGAAGGAAGCCAATATTCTTTGTTAAATGGCATCATAGGTTTACCATTAACTTTTAGCTCTCCTGAATCCGTATCAAAATCTATTTGTTCTCGATAATTTTGCATCAAAACTCCAAGTGATTGTTTTGCTCGAGTCTTAGATTTACCACCAACAGGAATAACAAATTTGGTTTTGAAGGATGCATTTACCGTAGCCCAAATAACTCTAGAATGCTCCATAATACGAAGTAAGTTAAAAGATCTTACAAGTCTTTCAACATAAGAAACTCTATTGACTGTATTTACGTTAGCATAAGAAATATAAATTACTTGAGAATCATATATAACTCGCTCTTTGTTAGGTTGGCCTTTAAATTGTTTCCAAATTTTCTTACCTTCTTTGTCAAGACCTGGCTCTAAATAAATTGGATCAAGTTCTTTAAAACCAATAATTCTAGTTTGTTCTTTGTTATAAATAATTTCAAAAGCAAGATAACCATCTACCATCCATTTTCTAAAATATGACCAGGCAGCTATATCATTATTAAAACCAAAATATTGATAAACTCTTTTGAAGTTAGTTTCTAAAGCCATTTTAATAGCTTCTAAAGTTGCCGGTTCTAAAGTTTCATCATCAAATGCTAATGGATCACAAAAATAATTTTTATCGTCATATACAATCGCTTCGTCACAAAGAGTATCTAAGATTTCTTCGATTTCATCTTGTATAGCAAATTTTCTAAGATCTTCTCTCTTTTTAGGATATGATTTATCGAAAATAGAAATTGATTTTCTTAGATTAATGTCGGTCATTGATAGATTAGCAAAAAGCGCATAATCATCATATTCTCCGCCAGCTACATTTCTAGGATCTAATGACCAACCATAACGATCTTCATTTATACCAATAGCTTTAGAATTTTTAAGCACCATATCATCATACATCATACCAAATGATGATAATGCTTTAAGTGCTTTAGAAACTATATTTCTAGATGCGGGAGTAGGTCTTTCTGTTGTGCTTTCGTCTCTATTTACGAATCCTGCCATAACATGTTATATTTGTATTAATGTATATATTTGACTCAAAAAATCATCGAATAAATGTAAATTTGCCAGCTTTTTTAGCAGCATCTCGCTTTTCTTTAATTTCTGATTTTCTTTTCTGTTGATCCTTAATATATTTCTTAAATTCTTCATATATGTTACTTAAAGAATAATAAGGATCATTTATTTGTAATTCCGGGAATATTCTTGGTTGATCTAACATGATAGCTTTATCCCAGTCTTCATAACATATACACATTTTATATGCTACATTTTTAGGGATATATTGCCTTATGGCAAAAGATAAACCAAATTCATCCATTGTGGTTTTTAATTGATATAGATCTAGAGAGACATATTTCTGTTTATTAGCTTGCATAGGGAATTTCTTAGAGGCTTCTGTATAGCTAGGTTTGTAAGCTTGTCTAATTTTTTCTACTATATATTTCCTAGCAGGTGGAGGATACCAACTAATATTTAATCCGATAGTTAGTTTTCCTTCTGCACCTTGAATATTACCTAAAGCTAAAACAATTGGATGTTTATCCCAATAAGATAACGAATCTTTATATTTTGCATTATATTTGAAAATATAAATCTTTCCAGGTTGCATTATTGGATCATTATTAATCTGTACTCTAGTGCTGGATTTATCATTCATCTGAGAAATTAACCATTCATATGCCTGTTTAGAAGTCTCAATCCTTTCCTTTTCTTCGGATCTTCCAACGCTAGGAAGAGAAACATTTATTAAATTAAGAACTTCTTTAAGAAAATCTATTACTGCTTTCATTGAGTAGTTTTAACTTTAAAAAAATCTTCGGTTACTAAAAGGTATTGCCAACCTCTAGCTTTAGCATAATCTTCGGCGGCAGCTTTCTTACACATATTTATAGTCCATGTTTCAAAAGCCCATTTATAACTTTTGATAGACTTCGGAGTTTTCTTTTTAGGTTCATTCGGTTTTCTTAATTGAGCTTTTGGTTTTACCTCAATTATAAACGTTTCACCGCTAGAAAGAGTAATTAAATAATCAGGATAATAACTATGATATTTATTATCAAAAGGGCTAAAATACCTTATAACGAAAGATTCCGACGACCAAGAAATGATCGCCGGATTTCTTTCACAATATAAGCAAAATTTTTTCTCCCAAGAAGACCTATAAATTATAGGTCCATTTCCTATATATTTTTTACATTCCGAAATAGGCACATACCCCTGAATGAAACCAGATTTCTTAGAAGGTTTTATATTTTTTATAGACATAAAGGTTTTGTCTTTTCAAAAAGATATTGATTTTTATCATATAGATTTTTTTCAATATTAAATGCTCTTATTGATGGATAATTTTTAATTAAATTTTTATCCATATCAAAAACATTAACTTCTATACGATTTTTCATAGCTAATCTAGTAGAATTAGATATTAATTCTTTTTGTTCTTTAGTTCTAAATTTTCCAGTATTAGCTTTACTTATCTTATCTTTAGTTTCTTGTGAATATTTATTTCCTAAATTTCCATAATTAGGTTTTTGATTTTTCATCAAATTTGACATATAAATCTTTCGATCTTCTGTCCATATTGAGCCAGAAACACCTTCACCGCCATTAGTTAAATTTGTCAAAGATCCTTCTTTTAAATCAGATCTACCTATTAATTTAATAAAATATCGTTCTAATCTAAATGCACTATATTCAGTTAAATTATCATAAAGTTTGTATCTAATCGGCTCTAATCCATATTCATCTATTTTTCTTATTGTATGAATTTTTTTAGTAGACCAGGATCTTTTTCCCGATATATTTCCGATTTGTAAAGCTTCGTATACGTGAAAATCTATTCTTCCATCTTTTCCCTTTCCTATATAAAAAGGTTCAAAATCAAAATAAAATCTTCCATATTCAAATTTGCCTGGTTTTAATGGATTTAAGTAAACATACACATAAAAAGAATCCATCCTTTTATTTTATATATTCAAGGATATATTAAAAAATAACCTTGAAATACAAAATAAAAGAATAGATTATTTATCTAACGATAGAAATATCCTTGAATAAAACCCGATTTTTTAGACGGCTTATTATTCTTTATTGAATGCATAAATTATTCGTCTACTTCAGAAACTCCTCCTTTAGAAATTAGATCAGACATTTCAGTATCAGTGAAAGTCATATCATGAGCTTTATCTTCACCATTGAAAATATGTATACCATCAGCAACACCTTGATATAACATATCAGTCATAGTTTTACCACCTACAGTTAGAACATATTCTTTCCCTGGAGTAAGATCTTCCATGGTAGAAACTTTACCAGCAATTTTATCAACATCTTGATCGGAAATAAATCCAGGATCATTATTTTTAGTAGATGATACTTTAACAGGTCCATTAGTAGGATCGATTACATTTCCTTTAGCAGCATCAAATGCATCAGCATCACTAGCTTCTTGAATATTGTATTTTTCATTAACAAATTCGTCAAATGATAATAAGTTTTTCATTAATTTTATTTTTTATTTATTTATCTTAGCTTATATAAACTGGATAGCTTCCGTTTGAAGCAGAATCTGTTGAATTATGAGATCCTCCAGTTAAAACATTAGGATCAGAATGTGTAGAAGTATAAGTTCCAGTACCAACAATTCTATTAGGATCGTTAATGTCTTCTTCTAATTTTTTACCACCATCATCCCCTAAAGGATAATTCTTAAGTATATTATTTATTTCCATAAAAAAATCAGATTCTTCCTTAGTTAGAATATCTTTAACTTCATTTGCTATAGATTTCATTATCTTCCTACGTTCGGCATTAGATTGTTCTATTTTCTTTTTAGAACGAGAAGACATAACAAAAGTAGGATCCGTATAAGGATATTTTTGAAGATCTCCTAAAAGAGAATTTAACTTTTGATCTATATTAAGTTTAGCGGAAATTGAATTAGAGAGCTCTCGGTATTTAGGATAATTAGAATCTTTTTTGAGCGATTCTAATTTACTATTTATAGATTTTCTCCAATTAGTAAAAAGATGAGATGCGAGATTCAAACCTCCACCAACAAAAGTATTACCAACCTTTATAGAATCTATGGCTAAAATGCCTTTAGCTATCTGCCACCATTGTAAACTTTCACAAACCACTCTTGAAGATTCTTGTATATGTATTACGCCTTTATTATCTCTAAATTGAACAGTCCCGTTAACAATTTCTTTTGAAATTATTATACCAGTATATCCATCGTCTGAAATAATAGGATCTCCTACATTCAAAGAAACTCCATCAAAAGAATAAATTGGAGTATTTTCTAATAGAAATTGATTATATGTTAGAAGTTTTTTCATTCCTCTTCTTTTTTTTCTGATTTTTTAGGAGAATTTAAAGGATCCTTTTTATCTTCAGTATCTTTAGGTGCATTAGGATCTTCTACATCTGTCTTCTTAGAATCTTCATATTCTTCAGGTGTAATTGGATTCTTAATCACAAATAATTCAGGTTTTTCATTTGTAAATAATATTGATCTGTTATAATCATAAATGAATATAACCTTACCATCTTTACTCACATCATAAGTTTTTGAAAATGCATCTTGTTGAATCTTAAATTTACCTTCATTTTCTTTTTTCCAAGAATTCCACCATGAATGAGACATTACATAATTTCTATGAAAATCCGATATTTTCTCTTCATTAGCTATAGATTGTTTAGAATCGTCCAATGCTTGTTTTACTCCAAAATATGGAAGGTAATTTTCTTCGAGAAATTCTTGATATGAAGGTAAATTTTTCATTATTTATATTGAATATATTCCATCAGAATCAGGAGAAGACTTACCGCTTAGAGAAATAGTTCCTTTGTATTTACCAGGATGTAATTTATTCCAGCCTTTAGCATATCCATTTTTTGCAATTTGCGTATAGAATGAAAATGCATTTTTAGTTTTTTCTGGTTTAAATCTATCCCAATACTTGAACAAATCTAATAAGGCAAAAGAGATGCAATCTTCTCGATCCATAGGATTATCATACGATAATCTAGTATTGGCTCGATATGCTAATAAAGTTAGCATTTCTGCTGCTCTTTTTGTAAGCTTTTTTTGTCCTAACGAAACACAAATTTCGTCGTATAATTCTTTTGGTTTGATATACATTTTGTTTGTCGATTACTTGGTAATTTTACCAGAAGAGATAGCTGATTCGATCTCGTTTCTATTCATATGAATAGGAGTAGGATTAGTTTCATCTTTTTGATTGAAGATGTAAGAATCACCGGTAAATCCTTGAAAGATATAACCACCTTGACCGTCAACCGTATATCCTTTACCTGCTACTAAATCTTCTACAGTACTTATTTTTACCATAGACGGTTCAGCAGATGCAGATGAACTAGGCTCAAAAGGAGTTTCAACACCTTCTTGAATTGATTTCAAAATAGTATTTTGTATATTTAATTCAGAATTAAGAAGAGCCTTAGCCTCGTTAATTGCAGCAGAAGATCCTTTAGAATTTTCCATATGCTCAATGGATGCGAGCTTTTCGATAATAAATTTAATTCTACTTTGAATTTTGCTTAATTCTGCAGTTTTTTTCTCTTCTAAAGATTTTTCATTTTCAATTAGAGCCTTAACAGAATCAGTAATATCATAATTCATAAATTCTTTAACTAATTGAACTGCATCTGTAGCAGAAGAACATTCAATTAAAGAATTATCATTCATAGTTTTGTTAATCTTTTGAACAAAAATCTTATTATTAATAGTAAATACGTTAGCAGAAACTCCTTCAAATAATGAAGATTTGATAGAATATCCAAAATCAATTTCTTTAATTTCGGAACCTCGGCTGAAAGCCATTTCCATTAAAGATATTCTAGATTTGTCACCATATTTAACAAATCCAGTAGTAAGAAGAATATTTTCAAGATCAGAAGATTCTACTAATTTTCCATTAAGAGTAACCTTAGATTCTTCTCCTATTGTAATATCTAAAACTGAATTTACATTAGGATACATTCTGATTTGATTTTCTGATATTTTAGAAGATTCTATAATAGAAACTAAAGAAGAAAAATCAGAAGAAACTGGAACATTAGTAATTTCGATATTGTTATCTGTAACTATTAAATTTTTGCCAGATGAATGAAATACATAAGATGATTCATTAACTACTTCAACCGGAGAATAAATTTTAGTAACTGTAAAATTAGGATTAATTCCAGTAATATCTCCTTTTTGTGTACTACAATATTCATAAAGCTTCTTAACTAAAGGGATCCAAATATCTGATTCCATTTTTTCTACAATAGAAAAAACTGGATTTTCTGAATTTACGCATTCTGTAAGTTTAGAAATAGCAGAACCATAAAATTTAGAGTTTCTATCTCTTTTAAGATCTAATATAACAGTTTCTACTAAAATATGCAGTTGATTTTCTTGCAAGAATTGATTAGTTTCGTTAATGAATTTTTTTACTTGAGGCATCCATGAATATGCATTAAGTTCTTTTACAGAAGATTCCATTAATCTAAGTCTTTCTACAAAATAAGAATCCGAATCAGTAGTAGATTTATTAGAAGATTCAATAGAATTAGATAAACCCATGTATCTACTAACGATAATTCTAGATTGATTATCTCGATTAATACTTTCGTATAATTCTGTGAATTTATCCTTCAATGAAATTGAATTGAATTTGGATATAAATTGTGACATTTTTTATGTTCGTTTTTTTGCTTTTTGTAATTATTTAGATTTAGATTCTTCGTCAGGAAGAAGAATATCTTTGATTTTTTCAATCTTTTCAGCATCTTGAAGTGCAGATCTAAGAGCATTGATTTTGTCTTCGGATTCAGGTTCTTTATCTTCCTCATCTTCCTTAGGATCAGTTTCTCCTGATTTAAGTTTATCTAAAGCTTTTTTAACATCCATATCGGGTTTTGCCTTAGACGGATCAATTCCTTTAGCTAAATCTTTAGGATCAGCATTTAAAATATCTTCAGTATCGTCTTCATATAGACCCTTTTCTAATAATTCATCTTTAAATGACACAAAATCTATAGATTCATTTAAAAATACTTTAGAAATAACTCGAATCTTTCGTTCTTCATCGATTCCCAAAGAAGTTAAATATGTATAGATTATCTTAGCACTCTTTCCTTCAGATGCTAATTTAGAAACTATAGGAAACAAAGAACCAGCTCCATAATAAGAATACTGGCCAAAAAGATTTTCATTAAGAAATTCGGTGTACGATTTGATGGTTCCCATCTATTAAATTTTTATTTATATATCTTAAACTGTTGGAGGTAATGTTGTACTCGGACTATTTGGCCAAGTAGGATCTGGAGAATTACCTGAATATGTATATCCTATTGAACCTTCGGGTAGAGGATCTCCAGTATTAGTATTTAACTTAGTAGATCCATAAACAATAGGAGGGACTAAGATATTTCCACCGAAAGTTTCCATTCGATTTCCAGCAAATATTTCAGTTCCGGGTTTAAATATCGGCATGTGTGATTTTACTTCCAATGAAAATTTTACTTTAAATTCTTGCTTATCGGTAAAGCTAAATTCTACACTCCTTTCGTGGGCCTGTTCATCCGGAAATGTAATAAGACACGGTATTCTAGTATATGCAATATCTACTTGATATGATTTAGCTTTATAGAAAGTTCTAATAATAGCTTCTGAACATTTCATTTGATCTAATATAGAATCTACATAAATATCAACTTCTAGATTCATAAGTATTGGAACCATAAAAGCTTCAGCGTTATACGTATTTAATGTTCCATCATCCTCTTGTTTTAGATAGTTCATTCTTATGTATTTGTTCACTATAGCTTGTGTATCTATACTAAATCCACTAAATTGAACAATTCCTCTAGGTATTTGGTTGTAGAATGTTTCTGCTTGTAGCATTTCAGGATCAAAATCTATATTATTTAAGAAATTGTCCTGTAAGTATCTTTCCGTTCCTGTAGTACTAAAATAAAAAGGAACGTTTATTTCTAATTTATCTTCAACCGAAGATCCTATCTGATTATACCATCCTATAGAATCATTTAGAGTAGCTAAAAGACCTATAATGATATTTCTTAAAGCAACATCATCTTTGTTAAAATGTAAATCGTAAACTCCCATATTTCTATTGTATATACTTTATATATCATGTGATATTTTCTATCAATAGCTTAGAGAATCCACCTTCTCTATAAACTTCTACTCTTTTATCGAATAATTCAGTAGGTAATTCAGTGTGATTAATAACCCAAGTATTTAAGAAATTTTCTTTAGAGACATCTCTAAGAATTTTAATAATTTCATACACACCAGAAGAATCTACCGAAGAAAATATTTCATCAAGAAAAAGAATATTTAATGAAGGGTATCGAATTTTAAGAATCTTAAGAAGAGCTATGATAATAATAAAATCAGCTTTCTTTCTTTCACCAGTTGACATACTTCTAGGATTTATTTCTTCTCCTAACGAATTAATTATACAATCAAATTTGTCATTAAATTTAATACTATATGGCAAATGCATTTGTTTGCTCATATTTGATATATTTTGATTTAATGTAGGCAAAATAGTTTTCATTGCTAAGTTCTTAACACCATCATCACCTAAAACGGCTTCTACTGTTTCCAGAAAAGTATCTTCAAAACCAATATCGACATGTTTCTTTCTTTTGTCATCTTTCTTAGAAACGTTTTCAGTTACTAATTGATTAAGATATTCAGAATCTAATTCTTTACTTTCATTTACGGCTTTTTCTACTTCTCTTTTGTATTGATTGATAGTCATATTAATTCGAATAATAGATCCATCGAATTCTTTAATTTTATCAGATATAGTTTTAAGCTTATTTTGATTCTCTCTTAATAAAGATTCTATATTTTTGTATTTTTCTTGATTTTCTTTGAGAGATTCTTGTAAAATTCCTTTTGTTTCATGATGATGATCAGTATCTAAATTAGAACCACATGTGGGACATTGTGAATTTTCGTAAAGATCTATTTTACTTTTTGTGGTTTTTAATTCATAAGAAAGATTTGAGAATTCTACATTTTTATCTTTTAAAGTTTTGTTTAGCTTTGTTTCTAAATCCTTTATTTTATCTAAATCATCACTAATTTTCTTTTTTGATTCTATTAATTCAAGAATCTTTTCTTTATATTCATGAATAAGTTTAGTTTTATCTTCTTTCTTAGATTCTTCAAGGTTCTTAATCTTTTGATTAATAGAAATAATAGAATCTTCAATTATAGATAATTCATCGGTAAGAGTTTTCATCTTATCTCGAATTTCTTTTCGCTCATTCTTAATAGAATCTTTCATTTGATTTATTAATGTAAATCCAAAAAGCCTATCTACTATATTTCGTTTATCTCCCGAAGACATAGTAAGAAATGACCTAAAATCATTAACCGAAAGGACTATTATATTCTTAAATACTTGAAAAGGAATATCAAAAATTTCAAATTCTAAATAATCTTGAACATTAGTATTTCCAGCAGTATCATAAGATACACCATCAATTTTAACGTCAAATAATCCAGGAGAAACTCCTCGAATTATTTCAATTAATTTATTTTTTGATTTGATAACAATTCTACACCAAAGATTTTTATTTAAACGATTTGGAAGATCTGTTTTATTTTTTCTTTCTACTTTACCATAAAGAGCAAATGTAATAACTTCAGCAATAGTACTTTTACCATTACCATTTCCTCCCATAAGTAAATAAAGATCTCCAGATTGATCCTCGAAATCTATTCTTTGTAAAGAATTTCCATAACTATTAAAATTCTTCCATTCAATACTCGATATTCTCATTCTTTTATATCTTTTAGGATATTTGTGTATAATCCATTTATTTTCGTTAATACTCTTTCTTTTACGCTAGGATCTAAATTAGTACCCTTTACATATTTTTCGCACAATCCGTATATATTAAAGGATTCAGAATTTTCTTCAGTGAGTTCTTCTTGATATTCCAAATCATCTTCAAAAGGAATAACTTCTAGCTTTTTAGCTATTTGACTAAGTATATCAATTACCGGATTTATTTGATATTTGATAAGAAAAGAAGAAGGAACGTATAAATCTACTCGATTATTAAGACATACAGTTTTCAATTCTTCAATAGTTTTTTCTAGAAATTTATCTAAATGAATTCTTACAAATTTAGGTGAATATGAATTTTCGATAAATTTATCTTCACCGCTTTCAAAATCTAGCAAATACCAGCCTTTTTTATTTCCTGCATCCGAACGAGTCATTTGATAAGGATTTCCAATCATTGTGATGTTATTTCTTATTTGACCCCAATGTATATGACCTGAATATACTCGTCTAAAATCTGATAATTCTTTAACCGAAATACCTTCTTCCACATCTCTTCCACTATCAAATTTTAAATGTCTAATATTAGTATGACAAAAAAGATAATTAAGATCTTGAATTCTATATTCAGATAAGCAAATTCTTTCTTCCTCTTCATTTGTACGCCATGGCATAAAAAGAGATTTAGTTTTTCCTATTTTAATAACAATAGGTTCCTTAATAACATTAATTCTAGGAATATATTTTAAAACATCTAAAGAAGATACGTCATTTGAAGTTTTTCTCATAACATCATGATTTCCTGCTATGATATAAATACCATCTACAAATATCCTAGAAAGTTCTTCAAAAAGGCGAATACCTTCGTGAAGAACTAAAAGATTTACAGATTGTCTATTGTCAAAAACATCTCCACAATGAACAAGAATATCTCCGGGTTGATAATTTTCCTTTACTTTAGGAATAAAATCTTTATGAAACCAATCAATCATCATATCTAACCATTCTATTGAATTAGATCTAGCACCTAAATGTGTGTCAGATATGATGAATGCTCTTTTTGCTTTAATTTCCATTAAAATAACGAATTTCTATTTGCCAAGAATCCTCTCTCTTTTAATTCAGTAATCAATTCAGTTTTGAAAGTATTAGAAAGAGATTCATAAAATTTATCTGAATTAATATCAAAAATAGAAGATAAAACCGAGAATATTTCAATTTTAGGTTCATTAGAAAGATTATTAATTACGAATTGATAAACTTCATTTATTTCATTTTTGTTTAATTTTTTAAAATTACCTTCTTCGTCGGATAATCTAAATCTATCGTATTTTTTAGTTTCTGTTAGAAGATGATCTACCTTTTCTAATACTAGTTTTTCATCTAATGTATATTCATAAGATTTAGATTCAAAAGAAGGATCTACTCTAAAATTTATATCTGAAGTATCTAATTCAGTTTCTTCGTAAAGATTTTGAAATATTTTATCTCTTTTAACGTCTAATTCTTCGTTATTTATTTCTTCAGGTTCTTCATTTTCAAAAAGCATATTTTTTTATTTTTTTAGTAGTTTGAATTCATAACAGTATCCATTTCCATTAAACGCATATATGAATAATCAATTTTATATAGACATCTACTGTTTTTTCCTGTACCGTTACGAATCTTAAGAATTTTTAGCCAGTATTCACTTTCGGATAACATTCCTGTATCTTGAATGATACCATAAATAATATCAGCAGTATGCGAAAGTCCGGCTGATTCCGCAATATGATTCATTGTAATTTCTGATGAATCGTAACCACCTCTATTAATTTGCGTTGCAGTAATTATAACCCATTCGTTTCTTACTGCCATAGCTCGAAGATCTTCTGCAATTTGTTTAATCTTCATGTAAGTATTTTCAGAATTAGGATTTCTATGATTTGATAGAATATTAATATAATCGATAATAATAACTTTTAGCTTAAGACCATTTGTTATTTCTAGCTCTTTAAGATAAGATTCAATATCTGGAATAGTTGCTTGTGATGTAGGATATTCCTTAACGAAAAGATTACCTGGAGGAATAATGCCATCGGTTAAAGCATTGAGTCGATTCTTGATAAAATTTGGTTGCTTACATAGCTTTTCGTATTCAGATATTTTAACATTCAATAAGTTAGCACCTATTCTATGAATAAAATCGATTTCTGCCATTTCTGCAGAAATTACAGCTACATCATAACCAGCTCTTACATAATTTACTGCATCGTTAGCTAACCAAATAGATTTACCGATATTTTGTTCACCAGCATATACAACTAATGATTTTGTTCGATAACCTCCGGAAAATTGATCTACAAAATTATGACATGTTGTAATTTTAGAATTTGCTTCAGGAATATGTGATTCAGCTTCAAAAAAGTTTTTTCCTAGATTTTGATTAAATGTAATATTATTTCTATCATTAATAAGAGATTTAACCTTACTAATAATATCTTTAACATTATTAGGATTTACTTTAACAGTTTTTACGTATTCGATAGTATCAATTAATGATTTGTCTAAAGATTTCCAAAGAATCCAAGATTGACAGGTTTCATCGATCCATTCATGATCATAAGATTCTATAGGTTCATCGAATACAATATCTATGATTGAATCTGATATTTTATCTTTGAATTTATCTTGCTTAGCTACTAACTTTAATTGTTCTTTAGAAGGTACTTGATTAAAACGATCGTTAAATTGTTTTGTTATTGTATGTAATATACCTAATTGATCGTTTTCGTAATAATCTTCGGTAACATTCTTAAGATATTTAGGATTATTCCTTGTGTAAAGATAAAATAGCTTTTCAAATTCTGAGGATCCAATCATAAATGTATTATATTATATAAATTATATGAACTTTTGATTATTAATGATTTCATAGTAAATACCAAAGCGTGTCTTTTTCATTACTTGAATTATATCATTTTTCAATAAAGAATCGAGCAGACCCATATGGATCTGCTCATCTCCTTTAACTTTTTCTAAAAGTATATTGCTAGGAAAACATACGTTACCTTTATCTTCTATACCTCGATATTCGTGCATAAAAGAAGATCCTCCTTCATGATAATACCAATGATTTATGAGATAATAAAAATCTTCATATGTAGGATAATCTGAAGAATCTAAATATGCTCCTATCAAATACTTTATTTTAACGGAATCCTTATTCATTAGAGTCGTCTTCGTTTCCAATTAAGAATTGTTCAACTTCATCAGCAGCATTCGAATCAATTCCATAACTAAATTTACCTTTGATTTTTTTCTCATTGATCTGAGTTAATACATCATGATTAAATACTTCTTCAGTAAACAAATCATATGGAGAAACACCTCTTCCTAGATGCTTAACAATAAAATTTCTAGAAGTTTCTTTTGGATAGAAATATAAAGTAGTGCCTTCAAATTCAAAAGAACTAGCTATTTGCTTATCTTTTTCGGTAAACTTATCAAATTCTTTTTGTGAAAATATATTTCCTTTTTGAATTCCACAAGTTTCCCATGAAATATATTCTTCCATGCCAATAAAACGATTCATTCCTTTATCCCAACGAATATGAAATTTAATAGGAATAGGTTTGCCGAAACGATTCTTTAAAGTTTTTACAGATACAATAATACCAGTTTGAACTGCACCTTCTTTAATTTGTGCTTTTGATAAAGCCAAGATTACGGAAGCAGAATACACAAGACCTCCACCACCTGAAAGGTTAATTGTAGGAAACATTCCGGTAGAAGCATATGTGTGGTTCGTAAAAAGAAAAGGAATTCCAAGACCAGTTAAATCTGAAGTGATAATACGGAATAGAGAACGAACCATTTTAGCACGAGTCATATCCGCTGCAGTGTTTCCGCTTTGAGCATCATCGATTTCTTTTGTAGTTGCAAGCATACCAAGAGAATCGAGACAAATTGCAATTTTAGGAGTTTTATGACCTTTCTCTTTAGCTTCCATCATCTTCTTACAAAGAGTTGTAATTGATGTTCTAAATCTAGCAAGATCAGACATAGGCTGATGATCGAATTGATCTGGATCTACTCCAAAATTTTGAATATTGTCGATATCTACTGCACCTTCAGTGTCGTAATAGATTACGTAATATCCTTTGCTTTGTAACTCTCGACACATATTAAGCATCAAGAAAGTTTTACCAGTTCCTGATTCTCCAGCTAAACAGATTGTTCTATTATTAGGAATTCCTCCAAATAGATCACCAGAAAATACAGCATTTAAATGATAATTTCCTGTATCAATCCATTCAGTGATTTTCGAAAAATCATTTTTACTAATAACATCTCCAAAAGGATTTATTTTTTTTAGTTCTTTTTGTAATTCGGTAATCGAATATTCTTTACTCATATTTATTTTATTTAAGTTTGTTAAAAGAGTGAGCCTGCAGTATATGCAAGACTAGGATGAAGAGCTGGAAGGCCAGCTGGTACAATAATTCTATTTAAAGGATCTAGAATAGTTTTTTGAAATTGAGTTTCTATATCCATTGGTGGTGCAAACTCTGAAGGATAATTTCCTGATTTATAAGCGAATACGTCACAAAATTGATCTTTTGCATGATACCATTTAATTTTATCACCGGATCTTATAAGTTCATATTTACCTTTTAATTTCTTTTCTTGATTTAAAAGGTAATTATGATGACCGCCTGCTCTAACGTGAATAGGACATCCGCTTTTCATTTCAAATCTATCTTGATCGTTTAGGATAAATTTATTGTATTCGGAAATACTTCTAGACATCGAGATTTTTTCAATATTAGAAATTTTAAATTCTTTCTTAATTTCCTTTATTAGCTTTACTAGATCACCGCTGTCTTTTGCAGTAATTTTTTTCTTAGAAAAGATATGTTTTACTGCTTCGATCAATTTCAATCTACAAAATTGAGGAGTTGAAGATTGAATAATTTCTAGACCTGTAGTTTTAATATAAGTCAAATTATCATAATCTTTTCCGTCTTTCCATATGATATTTTGTACATATTTTTTCTTAGCAACCCAAATAGCGTTTTCAGCTATAGTTTCTAACTCAAAATCTAAAAAGTTTTCAGTATTTCTAGCTTTTGCATAATCATCTAGAACCTTTTTAACGTAAGCTGCTAATCTTTGATTATTAAGAATAAGTACAAAATCTTTAACAGAACCTTTCCAATTTATCGATTCAATAACTTCTTCGAAAATAAGATATCCTGAATCAGTATCAGTATATTTCCAAATATTACCTTTGATAGGTTTTACAACCCAATCAGGATCGATATTAAAATGTTCTAGAAGTTGTTTGTCTAAATGAAAAAATTCTTTGAAATATTTGTCAACCATCTTTTCTGTGAATTTGATGGCATCTTGTCCTTGAAGAGTTACAGTTTCTGCAATTGCAATATTATAGAAGTGAAAATACTCATTAGCAAATGCACCATAAATAGAATTAATAATGAGCTTGATACTTTGCTCAATAGTAAAAGATCTAAGCGATTCTTCTTTAAGTTCTTTAATCTGATCAGTGGTAAGAGTATCAAAATCTAAGTTTTTTATATCTTCAATTGTTAAATCTCTTATTATTAATTTATTCATAAATACTTGTAATTAGGAAAATTATCGGATTTTAATCTATATGTTAATGTTGGTTGTTTGATTCCTAAAGTATTACAAGCAGAAGCGAGAGAAATATAAATCACACCATCAATTTCTATTTTTTTTGCTCTAGAAGAATCTTCTCCAGTAAATTTACCTATTCGAACCAAAGATAATTTTTTCTTAGTTTCTTCAGTATGTTTAGTACCATATCTAGGATGATTTTCGCCTTTCCAAGTAGATCTAATTTTCTTACCTGATTCTCCATATTGTTTTATAGAGGGATGTTCGTCTTTAGTTAATCCTTTATTCCAAGGATCTTTTCCTAATCTAGATCCACAATGACCTCCACCAGTAGTTAAATTATATCCTAATGGATTATTTTTCCTATATGTATTATGTGCATAAATCATTTGTTTTTCTAGTTTTGAAAGCTCTTCCTTTGTAAATTCACCTTCGATTAAAATTATTTTTTCATAATCATCAACAGTAAATACCTGAGATTTTATTTCTTCTTGTATTATAGTTGAACTTGTGAAATATGATCCTCTACCAGTTCTTTTACCTACATAAACGAAATTATTTATCTTGTTGATTATCTTGTAAATATAACCGTATTTTTTCATTTTAATTATTAGTTTTATTTATATATTCTAAACTAATAATTAATTTATATTATTTGATAGATTTTTAACGTTTATCATTCAGTAATTGCAAGATTAAGAGCAACCATAGTATTAGATTCTTCAGAAACGAGAATCATTTTATTTTCACACATAATTACTTTATACGTTTCTTTATCGATCCGTTGTAAAAATGATTTAAAAATAGAAGATTTAGATTCTGTCTTTTTGTAATTATCGTCAATAACAAGGTCAAAAGATTCTGATTTAAAATGAACTCCTGCTTTATCAGAATATAGCTCGAAAAGTTCACCTTTATCTAGAGTTTGTAGAGCTGATACTTTAGATAGAGTATCCGAGGATAATTTAAATTCATAAACTTTAGATGAAAGATCGAAAGCTCGTTTTACTTGGTCAGCAGTCATAGATGTAAATCCTAAAGAAATATCTTGACAATGAATTTCGATTTTTAATTGATTATCTTTTAGAATAATCTTTTCAGCATAAAGAATATCGTCGTCTTCGTCTTTGAATGTGTGGATTTCCGCTGAAAGATGATGAGGATCAAAATATCCTAAGCAAGAAAGAAATTTTTGTCCTGAAAAGAATGATAATTTAATAGTATCATCTAAAGGTTTTTCAAATTGGAAAACTTCTGTAGCAGGTAACCAAATGGATTTTACAACATCTTTTGTTGGAGTATATACGTCTGACCAAATTCTTTCTGAATTGATATTAAGATATACGGAAGTATCCATCAAAAGCATTCTCTTGACTAGAGAAGTTAAATGAGGAACCGATATCTTTTTAACTTGAATTTTCATTTGTTTTTTCTTTATTATATGTATGTTATTGGTTTTCTGATTCTTGCCATCCATCTTTGTTCAACATAACTACCCACGAAGGAATATCCTTAGCTGTAACCATAGAAGTTTGTGAAGATTTATTAGTTTTTAAATCGTATTTTATGATGTATATAAACCAAGGATCATCAGCATCTTCGTAAAATTTATAGCACGTTTTTGCCTTTGGTTTATTAAAAATTTTTATCAATTTTCCAAGTGTAGGATTAGTCTTCTTCATAATGATAGAGTGATTTTACCCAATTAATATCTTCTTCTGTATTTTTATAAAATTTTGAATATGCTACCAAATCTCCTTTTACTACAAAAGTAAAATATCCGTTCGGATCATCAAAGCAACTTAAAACTTCTACAACCGGATATCTCGTGCTTGAATCATAATTGAGAATATCTATATAATCGAAGAATTTTTCTTCATCTTCAGGAATAATCCCTACATAAAATTCAAATCGGTTTTTCATATTTATATTTTTCTTTTCTGGTGTAAGATTTCTTTGAACGATGTATACGATGCGTAGATTTATTCATACCTGATTCTATTTCTACAATTCTTCTAGCAGATCTATCCATGCGAATAATATCAGCTAATGTTATTTTTTTCATATATATGGTTCAACTTTAAGTTCTTCAAAATATTTAATAAAATCTACAACTACTTGAAGGCAAGCATCAAGCTTGTTATCAGAATCCGTATAAAGTATAACTTCTAAGTCTCTTGAAATAGTTGCAGTATTTTTTCCTATTACGAAAGTATAATTGAGAGATTCAATTTCTTCAATTACCATCATTAAACGATTCCAATCTGAATAATATCTAAAATATCCTATACTTGCAGAATCATCATATTGAGGTATACCTTTAGGAGTTTTCCATATTTCAATAGGATCATCTAAAGA